TACTGGCAATAAATTCAGCTAACAAACGTAATGGTTGGAAAACTTATGAAGATGGTTTGGCACGACCTAGCCAAGCAATTACAACATGGGCATTACAAAACGCCATTCATGGTAAAAATAAAATCCCAGAACAATGGGCGTGTAGTGAGTACACCCGAAATATACAACCTTTTTTAGAAGATATAAAAGCCATTCATCTTAGTGAATTTAATGTAAACCATTCATCAGGATATGCTGGTCAATGTGACGCTTTAATAGATACAGAAAACCCTGACGGCCATTCAGAATTAACAATAGTAGATTTCAAAACTTATGGAAAGGATACAGATAAACCAGAAAAATATTTACAAGATCATTTACTACAGATAGGTGCGTATAACGAGGGACTATATGAAAAAACTGGAGTTAGAGCAAAAAGAGGATTAATATGTATAATAAGAAAGAACGGATTACAGCTTCGTTGGGTAACAGCTATGGAGTTGATAGG